ATGGTTGAAAAGAAGTCCAATGGGGCGGCTCTCTACCAGGAATTACGGCGCATGGGCGTACCAGTCGGGGAATTCACACCTGGCAAAGGTCAAGACAAAATCTCTCGCGTTAATGCTGTATCAGATTTGTTTAACTCAGGCATCGTCTGGGCGCCAGAGCATCGTTGGGCGAAAGAAGTAATTGAAGAGTGCAATGATTTTCCTAGCGGAGCCAACGATGATTTGGTAGACTCCACTACACTAGCCCTATTAAGATTTAGGCAAGGTGGATTTATTCGTCTACCGAATGACGAGCCAGAAGATGATTTTTTATATAAATACGGCAGACGTAAAGCTGCGTATTACTAAGGATAGATTATGTCGATAGATAAAGCCCTATATCAAGCCCCCGTTGGATTAGATTCCATTGTTGAAGAAGACCCAATTGAAATTGAGATTGAGGATCCAGAATCAGTAAAAATTGAGATGGGCGGCATGGAGATTGAGATTGAGCCTGAAGAAGAAACAGATGATGATTTTGATGCCAACCTTGCAGAATACATGAGCGAGGGTGAGCTTACTGAGCTTGTGGGTGATTTGCTAGGGGATTTTGACGATGACATCTCTGCTCGTAAAGATTGGATTCAAACCTATGTAGACGGGCTTGAACTACTAGGAATGAAGATTGAAGACCGAACAGAACCTTGGGAAGGCGCTTGTGGTGTATACCACCCACTGCTTTCTGAGGCACTTGTAAAGTTTCAGTCTGAGACCATCATGGAGACCTTCCCTTCAGCAGGTCCAGTCAAGACAGTAATTATTGGTAAAGAGACTCCTGAGATCAAAGATGCGGCTCAGCGTGTTCAAGATGATATGAATCATCAGTTAACAGATGTGATGCAGGAATACCGACCTGAGCATGAAAGAATGATATGGGGCTTGGGTTTGGCGGGTAATGCGTTTAAGAAAGTGTATTACGACCCACACATGGAACGTCAAGTTTCTATGTTTATTCCAGCAGAAGACATCGTGGTTCCATACGGTGCTTCTAATCTACAAAGCTCCCCACGCGTGACACATGTGATGCGTAAGACCGAGAATGAAGTCAAGCGATTGCAGTTTGCAGGCTTTTATCGGGATGTTGAACTTGACACTCCTAGCGGAAGTTTAGACGAAGTAGAAAAGAAAATAGCGGAGAAGATGGGCTTTAGAGCTACATCGGACGACCGTTATAAGCTTTTAGAAATGCACGTAGACCTTGATCTGCCTGGCTATGAGGACAAGGAAGACGGAAAGATGACAGGTATTGCACTACCTTATGTCGTCACCATTGAAAAGGGCACACAGACTGTTCTGTCTATTCGTAGGAATTGGAGACCTGAAGATGAAACCAAACAAAAAAGGCAACACTTTGTACATTATGGCTATGTCCCTGGCTTTGGTTTTTATTGCTTCGGGCTTATTCATTTGGTTGGCGCCTTTGCTAAGTCGAGTACTTCTCTTATCCGACAACTCGTTGATGCAGGAACCTTATCGAATCTGCCAGGTGGCTTTAAGACCCGTGGACTGCGTGTTAAAGGCGACGACACCCCGATAAGCCCAGGAGAGTTCCGTGACGTTGATGTACCAAGTGGAGCGATCAAAGACAACTTAATGACCTTGCCATATAAAGAGCCAAGTCAGGTTTTGTATAGTTTACTTGGAACCATTGTCGAAGAAGGCAGACGCTTTGCATCGGCAGGGGATATGAAAGTTAGTGATATGAGCGCACAGGCTCCTGTGGGGACGACTCTGGCAATTTTGGAGAGAACCCTGAAGGTGATGAGTGCGGTTCAGTCAAGAGTCCACTATTCGATGAAGCAAGAGTTACGCTTGTTAAAGGAAATAATCCGTGACTATACGCCAGATGAATATAGCTACACCCCAGAGGAAGGTACGCCGAGGGCTAAAAAAGCGGACTACGACTTGGTTGATGTCATACCTGTCAGCGACCCAAATGCAGCGACAATGGCGCAGAAGATCGTACAGTACCAAGCAGTTCTCCAGTTGGCACAAGGGGCGCCGCAGATCTATAACCTTCCGCAGTTACATCGTCAGATGCTCGACGTCCTTGGTATCAGGAATGCACAAAAACTTATCCCGCTACAGGAAGATCAGAAGCCGAGGGACCCCGTTTCGGAAAACATGGATGCGATGCGCAATAAACCGCTAAAAGCGTTTATGTATCAGGATCACGATGCGCATTTGATGGCTCACAATAACTTCTTGCAGGACCCCACTACGGCAGCAATACTAGGGCAAAACCCCATGGCGCAGCAGATAACCGCTGCGATGCAAGCCCATATTGCGGAGCATTTTGGCTTTAAGTACCGTCAGCTTATTGAGCAGCAAGTTGGTGGTCCGATACCTTATGTTGATATGGACGATGATGAGGCGTCTCTGCCACAAGAGTATGAGCTAGAACTGTCTCGTTTGGTAGCTAAAGCTTCTCAGCAGTTACTTACACAGAACCAAGCTGCTGCAGCGCAACAAGAAGCCCAGCAACAGGCAGAAGATCCAATTATCCAGATGCAGATTAAAGAATTGGAGATTAAAGCCGCAGAACTACAACGCAAGATTGCAAAAGACACTAGCGATGTCCAGAACGAAAGAGAGCGTTTGTTGATTGAAAAACTGCGTATAGAAGGACAGTTAGAGCTTGAAGCGCATAAGTTAGGTGCCCAAATCGCCAAAGATAAAGACATAGCAGATCGTAAAGACTCGGTAGAGGGCACAAAAATGGGTATAGATATTGTCAAAGCTAAGGACCAAATCAAGACCCAAAAGCTGCAAATAGCCTCTCAATTAGCCATAGCGGAGAGTAATAAAGGAAGTAATAAAGCCGAGAAAGGCAACAAATGACAGGGTTAGAACTTTTAGTTAAACAGTTAGATGAAAAGACAGAACAGTTAAAAGAATCGGTAGTTATAGGTAATTTAGATCACGTTCAGTATCAAAGGCTTTGTGGAGAGATTAGAGGTCTGCTCCTTGCAAAGGGTTACGTATTAGACCTCAAAGACAAAATGGAGAACTCGGATGAGTGAAACAATCGATTTAGGTAAAGCAGTGGATTTGACGCAGCTGCTCGATAAATCAAATGAAGAAAAGGCAACACAACTCCCTAAACCCTCTGGCTATCGCATTCTGTGCGCTATTCCTGAGGTCGAGAAAGAGTTTGATAGTGGGATTTTAAAAGCAGACGAAACCCTAAGATATGACGAATTGTTGACGACCGTATTGTTCGTTATTGATTTAGGTCCAGATTGCTATAAAGACCCAACCCGTTTCCCAACTGGGGCTTGGTGTAAAAAAGGTGATTTTGTCCTTGTTAGACCTAACGCTGGCACTAGATTGGTTATTCACGGGCGCGAGTTCCGCATTATTAACGATGATTCTGTGGAAGGCGTAGTTGACGATCCCCGTGGCATTAAACGTAAATAAGGAGAATACGATATGGATAACTATAAGTTTCCTGATGAAGTAGATGACGTAAAAGATGAGGGTAAACCCGTAGAAGAAGTAGAAGCTAAGGGTAAACCCGTAGAAGAAGATAAGATTGAAATTGAAATTGAAGACGACACTCCCATCGAAGACAGGGGTCGTAGAGTCTCAAAGCCTGATTTCATTGAAAAGATCGAGAAAGACGAACTAGACCAATACTCTGAAGAGGCAAAGAGCAAAATTGATGCTTTTAGGAAGTTTTATCACGATGAGCGTAGAGAGAAAGAGAAAGCCTTACGAGAGCAACAAGAGGCGGTTCAAGTAGCTAAAAAGCTCTACGAAGAGATAAAACAGCTTAAAGGTAGGGTCAATTCTAGTGACGAAGCGGCAGTTAACTCCTTTAAAACGAGTGCTGAGCAAGAACTAGCAATGGCTAAAAAGGAATATAAAGAAGCCTATGACGCTGGAGATTCGGAAAAATTAGTCGAAGCACAGGATAAATTAACCTCTGCCAAGATGAAAATTGACAAAGCTTCTAGCTATGCTGAAAATATAAATCAGCGAAGGGCTTTACAAGAGCAAGAAAATGAAGTAAAAATACCTCAACAGACGGAAGCAGCGCCTGTCCGTGACCAAAAAGCTTCGGCTTGGCAAGAGCGTAACTCTTGGTTTGGTCAAGATGACGAAATGACAAGCCTAGCCTTAGGGCTTCACGAGAAGCTTGTCAAAGAAAACGGACTAGCATATGCGACCACTGACGAGTACTACAAGCGCATAGATGAAACTATGCGTAGGCGTTTTCCTGAAAATTTTCAGGATGAAAAAGTTGACGATGATAGAAACGATGAAAAGGTAGCGGCTCGTGTAAAACCGAGTACAGTTGTTGCCCCTGCGAGTAGAAGTACCTCTTCGAAGAAGATAAAATTGAATACGTCACAGTTATCGATAGCGAAGAAGTTAGGACTAACCCCAGAGCAATATGCCCGTGAACTTTTAAAAATGGAGGCTTAAATGCCAACAAACAGACTGCAAAGAGAAGTAGATAACCGTGAAGTAGCTGAGCGTCCTAAACAGTGGATGCCCCCCGATCTTCTCCCTGAGCCTGATAAACAGGCTGGTTATGCGTATCGTTGGATTCGTGTTTCAATGCTGGATAAGGCAGACCCACGCAATATCTCATCGAAATTGAGAGAAGGTTGGGAGCCTGTCACGTTGGAAGAACAACCCAAATTTAAACTGTTAGCTAATCCCAATGGTCAATTTAAAGACAATATTGAGATTGGCGGATTATTGCTTTGCAAGACTCCTGAAGAATTTGTTGCACAACGGAAAGCTCATTACGATAAGCTAACTGCCCAACAGACGGAGGCTGTAGACAATAATCTCATGCGCCAAAGCGACGCAAGGATGCCCCTCTTTAACGAGAGAAAGTCCTCGACTAGCTTTGGAAAAGGAACTTAATTTTTTAGGAGATTTAAATGGCTTATCCTATTATTGACGCCCCATACGGGCTGAAGCCTATTAATCTTATTGGTGGACAAGTATTTGCTGGATCGACTCGCAATATTCCGATTCAGTACGCATTTAACACCAATATTTTTTATGGCGATGTTGTAGGTATTGAGCGTGGTTTTGCCGTGCGTTGTGATTTGACTCTAGGTAATGCCGCTACCCGTGGTCAGGCAGGTACTGGAGTTGTTGGTGTATTTTTAGGCTGTTCTTTCACTAACCCAGTAACCAAGCAAAAGCAGTTTACTCAATTTTGGCCCGCTGGTACTCTGGCTGGTGACGCAGTTGCTGTTGTAACTGACGACCCTGACACCTTGTTCCGCGTAGCTGCTGTTACTGCTCAAGGCGGTACCACCATTGGTTCTATCGCACGTATGGACATCGGTCAAAACGTTGAAGGCTCTAACTTGGCTGGTAACATCAATACTGGTAATTCGTCTAACGCTATCATAGCTGGTACAGCAGCGAATACTTCAACTTTACCTTTACGTATTGTTGACGTTGTTCCTGACACAGCTATTGTTGCTACAGCGACTTTATCTAGTGGCGGTGGTAGTACAGCTTTAGTTTGTACTGGTCTTACAAGAGCGCTTCCACTTGGAACGGATGTTGCGTATTTAGCTGCTAATGGTCAATTAATTGGTACTGGCTCGCGTGTTTCAGCCGCTGTAACAGGCACTGGCTCACAAACTGTCAATATCAATTCTCAGGCTGTAACGGTTAATTCCCCGTTAGGTACTGCCTCTACAGCTATTACTATTCCAGCTAACAGCACTATGGTATTTACGATTTATCAAGAAGCGATTGTAAAATTCAATTTTGGTAATCATAGTTACTATAGCAATACTACCAACTCAGCTACAATATAAGGAGCTATAAATGGCTATTTCACGTGCACAACTACTGAAAGAGTTGCTCCCAGGCTTAAACGCTTTGTTTGGTTTGGAGTATGCTCGCTACGGTGAAGAACACAAAGAGATCTACGAAACTGAGACCTCTGAGCGTTCTTTTGAAGAAGAAACAAAACTGTCTGGATTCTCAGCTGCACCAGTCAAAAACGAAGGTTCTGCCATCGCTTATGACAATGCACAAGAGGCTTGGACAGCTCGCTACAACCACGAAACTATCGCCCTTGGCTTTAGCTTGACTGAAGAGGCAATTGAGGACAACCTCTATGATTCTTTAGCTGCTCGCTATACCAAAGGTCTGGCTCGTGCTATGTCTTATACCAAGCAGGTTAAAGCTGCTGCTGTATTGAATAACGGCTTCTCATCTGCCTACACAGGCGGTGACGGCGTTTCTCTTTTCAGCACTGCTCACCCATTGGTATCTGGCGGTACTAACAGCAACACCCCAGCTACCCAAGCTGATTTGAACGAAACTTCGTTGGAAAACGCAGTTATTCAGATCGCCGCTTGGACAGATGAGCGTGGTCTGTTGATCGCTGCCAAACCTAAGAAGCTGGTAATCCCACCCGCACTCATGTTCGTGGCAACTCGTTTGCTTGAGACTGAATTGCGTGTTGGTACCAACAATAACGACATCAATGCAATTAAGAACAACGGTTCGATTCCAGATGGTTACACTGTTAACCACTTCTTGACCGACACCAATGCATGGTTCTTGACCACTGATGTACCTAACGGTATGAAGCACTTTGTACGTACCCCATTGAGCAATTCGATGGACGGTGACTTTGACACTGGAAACGTGCGTTACAAGACCCGTGAGCGTTATAGCTTTGGTTGGTCTGACCCACTCGGAATGTATGGATCGAGCGGTTCAATCTAAAAGAAAGGGGGCCAAAAGCCCCCTTTTTTATTTGCTTTATTTATAATTTGGTGTAGTATTAAATTTATCTGGGTGATTACCTGTACTGGACTGCCCCAGCAGACGATGCAACGATTGGTACGGGGACTTTTGCATAAGGATTATTATCATGGCACGTAGCACATTTGAAGGCCCAATTCTATCGGGTGATGTTCGTTTTGGTCCACAACGTAACGTAGGTTACGCAGAATTAACTCAACAAGCTAATATCTTGTTAACTAATACAACCCCAAATACCATAGCCTATGGTGGCGCTTCTGGTCAATTTGTTGCCTCTAACGGCATTACCAATACAAACGGTACTATATTTACCCCAGGTACTAACACACCAGCTACTATTACTCCTGATAGCGCATCAGCCCTTTATCGTGGTGTTGTTTTCTATATACCAGTAGGTAGCACAATTAAAAACGTATTTATTGACACCGTTGTACTTCCAACTAATGCTGGTGGTGCTCTTGCTAATATTTCGTGTTTTATCTCCAATACTTTTACTACTATACCTGGAATATTAGCTACTTCTGGATTCATAACCTCTACTGGTCGTATAACTGCAACTTATACTCCATCGCAACTTGCGTATGGAACTTCATTTGCTACCCCGCTAGATGTGCCAGGAACTAATGGAAATCCTGGTTTGTCTCAAGTTGTTATTACTATTGCTATGCAAGCAGCTGGTGGCTTGACTACTGTTAATGCTGGACAGCTTGTTCTTACTGTTAGTTATATACAAAATGATCCAAACATTGGTAGCGCAACTGCATATCCATACGGTAATTTTGACTAATTGATCCGAATTGGGGGGACTTCCCCCCTTTTTTAAAAATTTAAGGAGATATCATGTCAGGATGGACAGTAGTAGACACAGCAACTAATAAATCGTTGCCTGTAGGTGGCACACAAAATTCGGGTACAGGTGTTCCCTATATCGCGCCTGTACCTTGGGCACAAGACCCCGTACAGAAAATGCGGGTTTCAACACCTCAGTCGTTAGTTGATACAGACTTTGAATACGGTACCCAGCCTACCAAATGGGAATCTATTGCCCTTCAAAATAGCCGTCAAAGCTGTTATTACATACCGCAACAGCCTATAAATGTTAGTTCCATTGTGGGTGTTAGCAATTCTCAGTGTACAGTAAACATTACGTTTACGGGTACTATTCCAAATAACTCGCCTATTTACATTCAAAACTCTCTACTCTCCACTATTAATGGTTGGGCGTGGGTTTATTCTG